ATCTTCAGCAGTTCTTTGCCAGGCTCTGTCTGGTCCATGTCTGCGTCTATTTCCCAATACTTTAATACTTGTTCTAGATTTTCCATAATATTTTCAATAATTTAACACCAAATCTACATTATAACATGACTTATGTTATCGTGTCAAGCTGCTGTGAATTCAAAGTAATCGTAGTTAAAAGTGGCACTTGCCGTAAGAATATCATTGGCGTCTGCTTTAGTATCAAATTGAATGTCTGATAATGATAAAGGGAAAGCATTATAATAAGTAATTCTCATCAAAGGATTATTTAAGGCCGATAGTATTGTTAATGTGGCATTAGAATAACTTTTAGAACTTGTTGTTCTTTTACTTTGCATTTCTGATAATCTATTTCTATCTTCAAATCCTGTTGGTGCTCCCATTGCTCTGAACCAATTATATATTTCTTTCCAAGCAACTAAACCTTCATCTATCGTAAAAGATACAGTAAGGTCGTTATAGGTTAGTTTATTACCAGGAGCGTATATGTCCAACAACGGAGTATTAATAGGAGCTTGCCCCATTGAAACTCCAGGTAGATTTACCTCTTGGCAAAAATATTGAACAGTAGGCATCCTATCAAAGCTTAAAATAAACTTTGAAGGTTGTAAATAATTTGTATTCTGAGGGGCTCTAGTGAGTACTGTCATTTATAAACTTTTTAAGGTCGACCATTTTTTCTTTTTCAATCATAACGATTATATTACTTGTCAAATCAATTTCTTTTTGAATAAAAAACATCCTTAACTTGAGTTCTTCCAATTGCTGGTTATAGTACTCAAGTTCTTTTCTTTTTCTGGATCGTAAGTCCAAAATCTCATCCAGAAGAATTATGTTTTTACTTTCTTCCATACTAGTATTTAGGACATAAAAAAAGAGACCTCCGAAGAGGTCTCTTTAAAATATCACTCTATGGTGATTTGATTACATCAAGTTTTTAACGCCAAACAAACGATAGTAAACGTTGGTACGTGCATCTAATGTGCCTGTACCAGCAGTAATACCTTTTGCAAATGGGTTAGCAACCATACCGTAACGAGTCTTGAATCCAATTTTTGGTTGGAATGTGAACTGGTCAACAGCACGAACCATTTGTAGAGGAACGTATGGGCAATAGAAAATACCAGCATCGTATGGTGAAGAACCTTTGTAACCAACAGTTACTAGTTCTTGGTTAGAAACATAACCACCAAAGTATGGGTCGATATAAACCTTGATTCTACCGTGTAACAAACCAGCAAATGTGTTACCTGTGTCATCTACTTGTAAGTCAGCTTGAAGAGCAGGAGCATAAGACAATACACCAGCCATTGCCATTGCAGAAGCTACGTCAGAAGAAACGATAAGAACGTTACCTTTACCTCTACGAGTTTGCTTAGCAATTACGTTAGCATCACGTTCAATTTGGAAAATCAAACCTTTGAAACGCTCAACAGACCAACGACCGTTAGAGTCAGTATCTAAGTCGAAATAACCAGCAGTAGTAGTACCATACTGAGCACCAGCAACAGCACAAGTATAGATTGTACGGATAACTTCACGGTTAATTTCAGCAAGAATTTCTGTAGACAGAATGTTTGATAATTCTGTTTCAGCATCAAGACCATGAATTGCTTTTAAGTCTTGTGCTAGTTCTAAAGAATACTCTGCCTTTAGAGCACGGGATTGAGCAGTTACAGTAACTTTGTCAATTGTGAAAGCCATTTCAGCAAAAGCATTACCAGACTCAGAACCTAACAACTCAGCGGCAGCAGTTGTGAAACCGATACCAGAAGTAGTTGCACCAGAAGTTACGTTTTGGAATGTGTTTGCAGTATCAGTTGTTACTGTACCTTGGAAACCGTATGGGTTACCGGCAGATTTAACACCTGAAAATACTGTGTTTGCTTCATTGTAGAAAGCTTCAGCACCAGATTGATTTGCATAACGTGCACGCATTGCAAAAATTAATCCTGTAGGACCTGTCATTGGTTGTACACCAGCAACGTCATAAGCGATTAAGTTAGGTAATGAACGGCGTACTAAAGAAATCAAGATTGGGTCAAAATTCTGAACACCAGCGCCTAAGTTTGTAGGACCAGTATCAGTTAAAGTTTCGTTTAACTGTTGGCGGTCTTGAGCCATGGCTTGACGTTGATTTTCAAGGATTACAGTAGTAACTGCACGCTTGTACGGATCTTTAATAGGCTCTAATTCTGGATGATCCAGAACTGGTGCCCAAGTTTTTGATAATTCTTCGGTTAGATACATTTAATTCTCCTTTTAGGTATCTTGTTTTGGTATTTTATTTATTATTTTACCAAATTCTGTGAAATGGATTTTGCATAATAATCGATTTCAGAATTGGAAGACTTGATAGACTTCTTTTCTTCTTCGAGTAATACTTCGTCATCTAAAGCATCAGTAGTTGCAACTTTCACATCAGCTTTGAAGTATGATTCTTTCAAAGTATCAAGCTTAGTTGTAAACTCTTCCTCAGTAGTAAAGTCTACACCCTCTGCGAGCGACTTCATTTTTTCTACTTGAGTTTGCGTCAGGCCTTCACACGCTGTGTAGATAGCCTCAATTTTTTTCTGTTCATTTAATGCTTGTGATAGTTCAATACCACGAGCAATTTCTTCATTTAGAACTGCTTCAGTAGCTTCTAATTGAGCTGCCAATTCTTCAACAATATCAACCTTATCTTCAGGTATATCAATGTTGTGTTCAATGAATAAATCTCTTAAACCAGTTAGGAATTCTTCAGTAATTTCTGCCTTTAAACCAGACTGAATGGCAATTTCATTGTCTTTCATCCATTCTTCTACCATGTAGTTTAGGTATCCGTCTACTTTAGAAGCTAAATCTTCTTTGATTGCTTCAACAGCAACTTCAAATTCTTCCATTAACTGCTCTTCAGCTTCAGAAATAACTTCTTCAGCACGAGCAATAACGGCAGCTTCGAAAATTGTAGTTGCTTTAGCTACGAATTCTTCTGATAGATTTTCACCAGAAAGTAAAGCGTCCATATCTTCTTTCATTTTTTCCTTGCTAATCATTTTTTTGATTAATTTTTTATCTTCTTTTTCATCATCATGAGCTTCTTCAATGACTTCTTCTTCTTCGTCATATTCAGATTCTTCGCCGTAAGATTGGAATGTGGCACCTGGATTTGGCATCATCATTTGAGCAGCACGTTTACCGGCAATACGGTCACGAATAGCAGAGTAATCAGTTGCAGCAGATTGAACTGGTTTATCACCACTTCCTTGATTACCTGGTTGTGGAGCTAACTTCTGCATTGGTTGTGAACCTACAGGAGGTGTAGCGCCTGGAGGAGTAGCAGATGGTGTACCTGCAGTATAGTTTGGATTTTCATCATCACACGTTTGTGGTGAATCACCAATTTTACCTACGTCTTGTTGACCAGCAACGACGGATGTAGGTAGTTTACCGCCTTCAGGTCTTTTACCAGAAGTAGTAGATGCTTGAATTGATTTTGAATCTTCGCCTAACAGAATGTTTTTAGCGGCGTCAGATAAATTAAAATTTGCCATTTTGAAAATCTCCTTGATTTATATTGGATATTTATATTTAAAGTTTTTTCATGAAGTTTTCAAAAATGTGTAGACTTACTTTTTCAATATCTTTCTTTGAAGCCTTCTTAATTTCTCTTTTGGCTTCTTCAACATATTGTTCTGTCCAAACACCATTGACTAACATCCACTCTTTACCTTCCATAATACCCTGTACAAAAGCGCCAGGTGCGGAAGGGTCTGCTACAATATCTGCCGCTGTGGCTAGATAGAAATCGGGTTGAACTACATTAACGCCATTGACGTTCTTCAATGAACCCATGCCTCTTGAAGATACACCTAATTGAGCACCGCCTTCAATTAAGCTTCGTGCAATGTTTCCCATTGGTGTATCTAATATTTTTGCTTTACCTACCCAAGTATTACCATCTTCTCTTAACCCTACAATCATGTGTGATACACGGTCAAGATTAATAGAAGGTGATTCTGGATGTCCTAATTCACCAAAAGCTCGGTGTTTGTTGATGTATTCTTCTGTATAACGGCTTACTTCTTTTTTCATAGTATTAAATTCATACAAACGACCATTCTTATTTTTAGTTTCAGCAACTAAAAAAGGACCTTCAATATGTAAAGATTTTTTACCATTAGCTTCTTCTAGGTAAGTATAGTTTACGTTATCGTTTATTTCTTTAATGAGTTTCATAATTGGCCTATGGGTGAGGAGTTATACTATAATCGCCGTAGTTAAAAGCGGCAGGATCACGGCCCCATCCAGCATCATAGAAACGATTGTCTTTATGTAACTCAATAATTAATGTATAAGCAGCATTGGCAGTAGTACCAACAGTTTTAAGAACAACATTACCTGTAGGACCAACTGCATTGTTTGTAATTGCTGGCAATTGATATTGTGGATTTGTGTCTACATTACCAACACCAAAAGCATAAATGGTTTGACTTGCTGACGTACCTTGCCATTGTAATTGTAGGTGTCCAACTTCAGCATCAACACAAGCAATCACTCTTGAAATAGTAAACGCAGAATTAGCAAAACCAGAAGCAACAGTATTACCAGAATAATATGGCAAATTGTTAGCGTTTAAAGCTCCAGACAATGCTCTTGGATCAATAATAACAGTAAGTGATTCATCAGAGTCAATAACACCAATCCGTTTAATAACGGTTCGTTTATTTGAATCAACTAGTATTTGTGTGCTGTTTGCGATTGCCATTTTTTATCCTGTTAATTTATTTATCTATTCTTCAGATTATTTATTTAAAGAAGATAGATGTTTATCCAAATCATCAGCATGGCCGTGAGCAATTAATTGTCCTTTACCACCTTTAAATGATGATTCTGGTTTATGTTGCCATTCACCATAACGATTCATAGATATGTGACCATGTTTTGGGTGGGTGTATTCTCTACCATAAGTTTGTTTTTTAATATGCCATCCAAGGCTTTTAGCATGAGATAGTTCTTTTTCTGTGGATGCATCAATCTTAGCTTGCAATTCTTCAACAGATTCATTCTTAGGTTGTGGTTTTGCACCAAGTTGTCTTGAAGTAGGCACAGCATCATACTTGGGTCGTTTTTTTGAATCAGGCATCGCATCATACGAATGTGTTCTTTTAGGTTTATTAGAAAATTCCAATGGATTTTGATATTGTTCTTGAACTTCTTCTTCATCTTCTTCTGAAACTTCTTCTGTAGCAATTAAATTTCTGGCAAGATTTTGTTTAGCTGCTTCAATATGAGCAGATACTTTATCTTGAATAGAAGCATATAGTGCATTTCTAAATTGAACACCATCTTCATCCATTGCGTAATCGATTATACTTTTT